TTTCGAAGTGATAGGTGCTCGAAGCGCTTTAACGCCCGGCAACTCTGAGAATATGCCGGAAATGACACTTTCGTCAAATGTTGGAAGGGCCACATTATCTCCCGAACCAGGCTTGTGCCCTGAATAAGTGCGCAAATCATTGTCCTTACCATCCAAATGGTATCCTGCATTGATTTCAGATTCATTAGCACCCGGCATGTAAATAGGCCAGTCCTTATCCTTCCGAGCACCCTTCTTGTTCACAGCTGCACGAAGTTTGCAATCCACCTTGGCCTTGGCTATCATAGCAACGTGAGCTGCACTCTTTGGTTCGCCATACCGGACCACAACGTCCATCTTCGCATCAAACTCGGGCTCCGCAAGCGCCTCATGCAACTCGGCAAAAGCCCCAATAGTAGAGGCAAGAACGGGTTCACTCAAAACACGTTGAAAAAGATCCCTATCTGTTGCTATCATGAATTCTTCACTAAGCATAACAAAAGTCTCATAGCACGTCCCATCGGCCCTCGATGTGCCAATATACATGCCAATAGCTGGAAAATTGCCCTTCGGACCATTGTTTAGGATAATGGGTGACCCACAATCACCCAAAAGCAATGTGCTTGCCCCGTCCACTCGATAACAGACGGTATTCATCATGGGTTTCCCCTTAAGCATCTCGTGGGAATCCGAATTTTCAGGAACAATCATCCGATCCTCTCCGATCATCATCATCTGTGGGTGGCAATTGGAAACATTGCTGACCTCAGCTACATCATAATCATCTTGTCGCTCAAAACACGTGTACCCGGAGAGGTTCACATGTTCGGTCAATTTCTTCTTGTACATGGGAGCACTTTCAGCAAATTGAAGCGAGTCCAAACCATGAGCAATCCGAACCAAGTCTGCATCCCCATCACCAAACGAAATATCATCCTTTGTCAGGGAGAAAAGTTGTGTGACAGTGTGACCTGTATCGGAGCGAGTAGTGTGAACTTGCAAATCCAATATTTTCAAATCGGGGAACACATCGGCAAAGAAATGGGCGGGTGCTATAAAAGACTTTGAATCCAAGGCCAAAGCACGGATCTTCCTAATGCCACAACCAACCTTCATCTCCAACTTAACACACCTGGATGCTCGATTAGTCGTCTTGGAGCCCAAGAGGTGCTGAATGCAGCCACTCTTACCAAGAGTGACCATGCCATGAGAAGTTTTAGTAACATTCCCAAACTTATTCATATA